GCATCACCATAGCCATGTTTGCAATTGTATTCGCGGCGCATTGCCAAAACGTCATCACAAAATTTCTGAAGCTGTGCGTCGGTAATCATTGTGAAAATCTCACTTGTGAAAATTACTTAACGCCTTCGCAAGCGTTCCAACCTTTGACAAATTCGGCACGACAATACTCGTTAGTGGAGCGCATACCGAAATGTGGGCCGAAGCTATCACGCGGCATTCCAAACGAAGCGGCCAGCGCGCCAGCGGCGAACGGATGATCGGTTTTCATTGCGTCAATGGTTTGGTGATTGATAATCATTTTCCTGTTCCTCTTTCTAACAACGCCAGCATAAGCCTTATGCTGGCGTTGTCAAGCGGCATCGTCAAATAAATTTGGTCGGCTTATTCCACTTGCCAAACTGAATGCTAACGTAATGCCCAACGTCGAAATAGTCGGTCATGCTGTCGCTGTTATCGTGGTTATCGGTGTTGAGCGCGGCTATCAGCTTTTCAAGCGTCTCGGCGGTTGCACCCTGCCAAGCTAGGCTTAGGTGATAGGGGTTGACAAAAAGCCCGTCTTCATCCGGCCCGATAAAATCGGCTTTCACCGCTTCCGGCGCTTCGTTAATGGTGGCAACAATCGTGCTATGATTTTGCACGGCGAAACTGACTTTCCAGTCTTTCGGCAACACCGCCTTAGCAGCCTTTACCAACTTTGCTTTCTTTTTCTGATTAACCCAAGCCATAATTTCCGGTTCCTTCTCTTGAACTAACAAAGCCAAGATAGGAGCCGGAAAAAGGTTTGTCAAGCCGGAATTGGATTATTTTTAGGCGCCGGTTGAACGCCCGGTTTAGGCGCTATCGGTGCCGGTGGCGGCTGGCTGTCAATGCGGGCTTGTTCGTCTTCATAACTCAATTCTTCGTCAATCATTTCGCCACGCTTCATCAAATCGAAGGCGCTTTCCTTGGATAACATGCCAGCTTGCACCAAGCCAACCCAAGCCGTTAGCGTGCGACCATCAACACCAATGGGGAGAAATTCGCGGTTAATTTCGAATTTGATTTTGCCCTTTGATCCTGCCCAAGCGGCAAAGGTTTCTAGCGCCTTCATAATGCCCAAGCTACAGGCGTTGGCGATTGCCGATAAAATGCTGTTTTCGCCGCTGTGTCGCATTGATAGCGTTTCCGCCGCTTCGACGCCCGACTTTTCAGGCGCGAGCATACGCGCACCGATAGCCGCCATTTGCGCTTCCTTGCGGGTTAGATTGGCTTCTAGTGCCGTTAGACCAGTGCCGGTAAATTCCAGAAAGCCAACCTTGGTTTGCGGGTCGGCAAAAACCCAAGCAACGCTAGAGCCGATATAAAAATCAGCGGGTTTGATTACCCCGGTTTGATCAAAAGTGTTTTGATAGCCGCAAATATAAGGGGTAGGAAGCCCCGTCATATGCGAGCCGTGTTCGTAATCAGCACTAACTCTATAATGTTGGATATTCAAATCGAACAAATCAATAAAGATGGGTTCCTCTAAATGGCCTTCAATGCCACTAGGACTAATCAAATAGAACGGAATAAAATCCAAATTCTTGCCGTTCATTAATGGGTAAACGTCTTCGCCGATTTGTTCTTCGCTTTCTTCCTTAAAGACACGCATTCTATATTTGCCATCAACTAAGTCTAAGACTTTAATATTGACTTGCATTTCGCTTTCAAATTCATTCTTAGCAATTTCGGCATGTTCTAACAACCTAACTTGCGTAAGAACATTTTTGTTTTTGATAAAGGAAAATTTCCAATTGATTATGCTTTCTGCCTTATACATAAGCATAGAAGGCCGGATATTGGCCTGCTCGATTTGGGCAACAGTTGGCGTTGTGCCATCTGCATTTGTAAATTGCACCGGATGATCAACTAAAATACCAACTCGGCTAACCGTTAAGTTTTCAAAGCAAATATTTTCGACGAACGTTTCAAAAGGAACGCCCGACATAGTAACATCATCTAACAGAATTTGTAATGTGTCGTCGGTTTCAATGGTAGGCGGCTTACGAAATAGCATACCATTAAAGCCGGAAACTGTGCGAAAGCTGGCATTGTAAAAAGTAGTGCGCCTTAAATATGACTGATAAGCTTCCGGCTTTTGATCTGCAAGCATCGGCAAGTAACGAACACCGGCGTTGTGCATTGCCTCTTGACCGGAAATAACATCGCGAACGCGCTGCCATTTATTAGCATAAGTGCCAAAGTCGCGGTGCCGGGTTTTAACGCCAGTTGCAATAACCATTATACACCACCTATTCTTGCTTTTTGCACTCGCTGCCCGATAACCGGGAAACGGAAACAAACGAAATAGCCGCCCGCGTCGTTAACGTGATCGAAGCCGCTGGTCTTATCCGGCTCCCCCTTATCATTATAAGATTGCTTCTCCAAGCCTTCAGCGAAGCTAGGACAAAAATCGTCGTTTACCCGTAATTGTCTTTTACCTAACAAAATATTCATCGACAAAATTCTATCTTTAACTGCCGGATTTGTTGAATTGGCCAACACATTAAAACCAGCTTGACCCAACAAGGCTAAATCTGAAACACTAGCATTATTCGATTTTCTAGCCGCCCCGCTGGCGTCGGGATAAACAAAAATTGTATGATGCGGATAGCGTGCTTTAATGGCTTTGATCATGGCGGGAGTGTCTAACACTCCAACTATTTCCGCAACAGCATGCGGCCAACCCTCGCGTTGAACAAAGCAAACCGCCGCCATTTTGCCCACATTAAAATCCATGCCGAAATGCAGCGCTTCGCCTGTAATTACCCGCTGGTTACTCCGGTTAAGCGCCCGGTCATATTCGGGATATACCGAACCGCTAGTTAAGTTGACAAATTCGCCATCAATGTAAGCAGAGATTAGAGCGGTCGGGTAATCCGCCATTAGATCATCAATATAACCGTCTGGCAAGTTACGCGCGTTGCTATGCGTACTTGCTTTGATTAAATGGTATTCATCGCTAGGCGGCTTTTGTTTCCATTGCTCATAAACAAACTTAAAGCCTTCGGGAGTAGTACCGACTGCAATAGTGTTTTTAGCCCCGTCGGGTTTCTTTTGGCGATTGCGAGCCAATATCTTTCGCCAAGCTGTGCGCGCGTCTTCAGTCTTCATTGTGTCTAATTCGTCAATTAGACTGTCCGCGACTTCGTAACCAACAATGCGCCCCGGATTATCCATGGTACGCATAATAATATTGCCTGCGCCATTAAACTTAATCATTGGTGTTAGGCTTTGAATTAGGCTGTAATGTTCTTTTTCGAACATGCCTATATCCGCCAATTCCTCTTGAAAGCGAGGGAACGCGATTGTTCTAACAAGGTCATATGTGGGCAAGTAATAGGCAATATTCAAAGTGTGATATTTGAACTTAAGAAACAACGCACGTTTCATTAAGGCATTGGTTTTACCAGCGCCGAAACCAGCTACCATTGCCGGAAACTGTTTATCGGTTGTAACTAATTCAAACTGTGGTTTGGTTAGTTCAATAATTTTTTGTGGTGTAGCTTCAAGCATCGGAATATTGAGCAAAAACAAATTGCGGGAAAGGCTGGCGATTGTCGGTTACAGTTTTATCAATTGCTTTTCTAACCCAACCTTTAACAGATGCAATATTCATATAGCCTTCTAATGCGGCTTTCTTGTCATTGGCTGCCATAGTAACATCGCGAGTAATAGCCAAGACTTCAGCTTCCCATTGTTCTAAAGTCAATTCGTTTGCAGCGTCAACGCCTTGACGCTTGGCTTGTCTAATCCGCTCTTTAATTTCTAAATCTCGCGTCCAAACCATAGCGGCTTGAATGCTACGTAAGCCGGGATCGCGCAAATTCTTAAATATATATTCGGTAATTTCTTCGGCTTTAACTTCAGGATGAGCAGCCGACAGCTTAACAAATTCCGCAATCATTGCGGCTTCGTCTTCCCCGTCTTCCTCAATAATCAATATTGGATCGGTCCACATGGCGCCTAGGTAACGTTTCAATCTCGATTAAGCAACAAAAAAGGCGGCGGGATTAACCGCCGCCCCTGTCGAATGTCATTTGCGCCCTAAGCCTAGCTCTTGGCAATCTCGCTCGCTAGTGCGTCATTGATCGCGGCCAGCTTGACAATGATCGTCTTGATTTCGGCGGCTTCGTCGGAACTGGCGACAATCTTGCCTTCCTCAACCCGGTCTAAAACGTTGGTGGCGATACTCGTTACCGTCTCGGTAATCTTGACCGCCGCTGCCAAGGCAGGACCACCAAGAGCCTTGACTACCGGTGGCAAATCCTGCGCCCATGCTGCGCCGGTATGCAGCATATCAACAATTGAACGAATATTCAAGATTGCACCTATTATTTAGAGGGGATCAAAGCTTTCGCTCGCTCGGCAACGTCTTTCAGTGCAGCATACTTGGCACTAAAGCCGGATGCGTCACCAAGTCGGTATGCCGCCCGCACGCCGTCCAAAAGTTCCTTAGCCTTGATTAGCAGAGGCTTAAGCGTTGCCTTCAGCGATGGCGACAACTGGCCGTTGCTGTTAGCCTTCACATAAGCCTGCGCTGGCACGTTATAGAAAGCTTCAGCGGCATACATGGCTTTCTCGTCCATGGCAGTTGCCGCTAAAATGGGCGTTGGCGAAGTGGCCACATTAGCAACCGTGCTAATAGTACCGCCGCAAGCCGAAAGACAAGCCGCGATTGCGAATAACCAAATACGCTTCATATCATCAATCCTTCCTTATAAACAAACAAACACATTACAAACCACGCCGTTAAAGTAATGGCAAATACTTTGATATAGTTAAAATGCTTGCCTATCGAGGCAGAAAGTAAAAACAAAGCATCGCTTAAAACCATGCCGCCATAACAAAGATTTATAGCCAATGTCAAATCTATTGGATTGAACAAAGAATAAATGCGGCTAACCATTACCATTAAAATAGAAATGGAATTAATTACTAAACCAAAGCTAGTAATGATCAGCTTCGAATGGGAAATATTGCCGCTAGGCTCCTTAAATGTCTTGAAGAAAACATTTAACCAAATGCAAAACACGAAAAGCGAGCTAATAAAAACCCCGCCCAACATTGCAATATAAATATCCATTACATTTTACCCACAATATCGACAACTATTCGGGTCATACTGTCGTTATCGCGCTTAATCAAGTTGTTTAGATTGTGAGCGGCGGCGGCGTTTCGCTGTGTAGCGATTGTTATTTGCGCGCTTATAGGGTCGGGCTTAGGCCGCTCTAACTTAGGTTGTGAAAATAGGCCCAACATGGTTGCAATTTTCCTAAGCATCACTTGCCACTTTTCCGGTCGCGTAAGACTTCGGTCAGGGTTTCGAGCGTATTAGTATTTTGCTCAATTGCTTTAATGCTTTCCCTTGCCTCGGCAACCCGCTTTTCATTTACACCGTCTAGCTGTTTATCTTTCTTAGCGTAAGCAATAGCTAAAACAATAATGCCAACTCCAATTGCACCATATTGGAGAATTATGCCGATTGCCGCGTCGGTCATTAGACTATCTTATCGGCTAGAATTTGCATTGCCAAGGTATCGTTAAAGCTGGCGATACTCTCTAGCGTCTCAATTGACATTGTGGGGAAAGTGTTTTCATCAACTTGACAATTATCTGTAGCTACCGCTTTCGCCGGGATTTCTCCCTCTATTGCGCCAATAGCCGCCAGAGGGGCAATGAATGTGCTATTCCCGGCCATTTTAATAGCCAAGTCAATAACCCCATCATCATTTAACTGATAACCGGCTTTAGCTCCCATTACTCGCCTAAACCAGCCTTTGCCAAAGGTAGCGTAAATCGAAAGCCCTTGCATAAATGCAAGCCGGTTGGCACAGTATTGAGTAATTAGCTTTTCAGGATTTGCCTTATAAGCCGCGATTACGTGGCTTAAGGTTTCATCACCCATGACGGCATCGTCTTTAACGCCAACCGCTCTTTGCAGATAACGCACGGCGCGAGCAATGCCGGAATTAACAGCGAAGTCAAACACGGCATAATCTAAGCCGCTCGGCAAATCATCGCCGCGAATATTGCGCCAGTATTGCTTGCGGTAAATTTCTTCAACTTCGCTTGTGCATATGGCTTTAACCGACTGCACAGACTGGCCATGCAATTTGCGGTAAGCATCGTAAACCCGCTGTGTGACGCCATGATTAGTAGGCCCGCCGGGGTCGGCAGGATGATTGACGTAGCCGCCTTCATGCGCCAGCACCAAGGCCAACGAGGGTTTATATAGGGAAGTTGTCACTGGTTTGCAGCTGCTGAAGCTTGATTGGCGATGGTTTCGTCTTTGCGCTTGCTAGAGCTAGACGAACCGAAATAATAGCCAATAATTAACAGGAACGCGGGACCGACAAAGTTTTTTGCCAAATCGCGGGTTAACTCTTTGTCGCTAGTATAAACCGAGACGCCAAGAGCAATTATCATAACTAGGCCAACGCCAAACGCCATAACGGTTGAGGTGTCGAGCGGCGTCCTAACCTTGTCGGTAGGCGCGGTGTCTGTGGTGGCGTCGGGCATGGCTTCCGGTTCCCTCTAGCAAGGCGTAGCGGCCCCTATAGGCCCGCTCGGCACAAAAGGAAAGGGGCGGCTAAGGATCGCTCCCTAGCCGCCCCTCTGTGTTAGGTCATAGGCCCCGTCACCGCCAACCAAACGGGCGAAGCGACCATTAACCGGCTATAGGTTGGAATAGCCGCCTTGATTGCAGGCGATTGGCACAGCCTGCAATTCCCTTAGGCAATGCGCCACACGCGGGCGCCTTCGCCCTTGGGATCATCAGCACCGACGCTTGCGACCTTGAAGTCGCGAACCAGCGTCTTGACCGGGCGGCTTTCGGTACGCGTGCCGGTAGCAATGCGCTTACCCTCGGCGTCCTTAACATACTTGCCGTCTTCGCCGCGCTGATATTCCGTGACAACAACGTCCTTGTTTTCGCCGGTTGCAACCGCAAACTGGTCACGCGCGCCGGTAACGGACGAAGCGAGCCGGTTGGCAGGGTCGGGGTTGGCTTCCGTCTTCGGAACGTGGAAAGACTGGCCAACTTCAAGCATGGCGAAAGGATACTGCGCCACGCGGCCCCGACGATTGCCCGAAGTGCCGGTAGGAAGCGGAACGTTGTCTTCGATTTCGAACTTGGTAGCAACGCCACCGTTACCGGTAAGAGCCGCACGGCCCGCATCGGTAAGCGAAACCGCCGCCGTGTCGCCATCGGTCGTCGCCGTGTCAACGGTTGCAAAGCCAGCCTTAACCGCCTCTGCGCCTTCGTCCTGCGTGAGCATAAGGCTCCCGCCTTCGGCGCCAGCAATCAGCGCCAGCAATTCGATACCGCGAACGCTGATAGGATTACGCTTTGCCATGATATTTTCTCTCTCTCTCTTTCAAAATGTGAACTGGATTTGTCCGGTTCGGTAATTAGCAGATAGGAGCCGCCTAAACGACTGTCAACACCTTTTTTCAACTTTCGAGAATTTTTCTTTCGCTGTCCAAATTCCGATTGTTGGCGTCGTATTCGGTAAAGGCGTTAGGGAAGCGAGCGCGAAGCTTGGCAATGTTAGAGCGCTCATCATCTCCCCACACAAAGCCCGCCGCACGCGCAAGAATGGCCATATACCATTTGCCGTCCCCGACTTCCTCCTTAAGATTGGTAAGGTCCAGCGGCATGCCGTTAAGCGTGTCGCGCAATAGCTCTAGCAACTCGCCAGCTTCAGTAGCAAGACCGATAATACCATGTATAACTTTTTCGGCATCGACAACCGTCATCGTATCGGAATTAACGGCAATTTTATGCGGCAAAAGCTCGCAATAGTTATCGGTTGGAGAAATTGATAAGTTGTTAGGCCGCCCATAAAACAACGACTTTTTCACAATGTCTAAGCCGGACAAAGCCGCGATAGCAGCATCGAGAGTATGGCCAAAAGAAAACAATGGCACTAGCTCGCCATGAAATTGATTGCTCAAAGTCACGTTAGCTTCAGCAACATAATCGAATTTATCGGGCTTGTTTTCCATTGTATTAAGCGCCTCGACAACAGCATTGGCATCGTCTTCGCTACATGCTTCGCCAAAATGGACATTGCTAACAAGAATTTCCTTGCCGCATGACGTATAATTAAGCATTGACTTTATCCCTTCTAAGTAATTCAAGTTGAGCAATCCTGCCTTCTAACGTGCAAACAAGTTCGCAAATTTGCCTGAACGTCATTTCGCTAAGTCTTTCATTGATTTCGTCACGACGTGCAATATGAGCCGTGCTATTACCCATGGGCTTTTCCTTGTGAATGGTGCGAGCGGCGGGACTTGAACCCGCAAAGCCTAAGCCGGGAGATTTTAAGTCTCATGCGTTTACCAATTTCGCCACGCTCGCAAGGGAGATTAGCGGATAAACTGCCACCCGAAATAGGCGACAATTGCAGCGGCGAATAACCACCATGGCCAGCCAATGCGTCGGTTATTGCCTTGGCCTATCTGCGTCCTGCCATAGCCGGGATCATTGCGGCCACCGGCTTGCATGGGGCGGGTAAAGTAATTTCGATTAGACATTGGTTTCCGGTTCCTTGTCTGCAAGGTTCAACATTTGAACCCCGTGATTATTGCTAAACGCCCATATCATATGTTTGTCAAGCCATTTTTTACCATTTGGGCGCAGAATGTTGCAATTGGTTTCGCTATGGGTTTTGCCTGTAACAAGGTCAATTGTGATAACTTTAATTAGCATTTAGATACTCCAATATGCAATCTCTCGCCGCTTCCCAACCATGGCAAATTTCCGCCTTATAGCCAGCTTGATGCATATCATTTTGAAAGTCAAGCTGTTCGGTTGAAGCCTTGCCGCCATCTTTGCGCTTAAGTTCTATGTATAGACCGCAATAATCAAGCTGCATATAGCCGCAAGGTTCAATACCATAAGCTTCCTTTGGCACTGGCAAGAATATATCAAATACGCCAGCCTTAACGCCTTCAGCTTTGGCCATGCCTCCGCGTATCTTGTCGCCATGACCTTGATTATGGATTGCGTGAAGCCATTTAAGTTGCACAACCGGGTTGACTTTGTGAAACTCGGCATAACCAGCAACGCTATAACTAGACGTAGTGTTAGCGGCCAATACACCGTAATTCTTAGCCATAGCTGCCCACATGAATAGCGCGACTTGCTCGGCATGTTCCTTGCGGGTTTTCTCGGCATAGCTCCATGGATCAAGTGACATAATGACTATCTTTCCTAAAGGTATCGTGAATTGCAGCGCTCAACATATCAACACTGTAAAATGTGCTAGGAACGCTACGGAAATAGGTTTGCTCTGTGTCGCCATCGACATCAACAGTAGCAAAAACCAACATTACATGATCAGGCTTAATCTCGCCACTATCAATTTCGCGCAATGCCTTGATTAAAACATCGCGTGGCGTCCAAAGCGCCGCATCATGGTGTTTTGCCGCCTTAGCCTCGCCAATGCTAACCGTATGATTGCTGAAGTCTTCGGTCATGTAAATTCCTAACCTATTTAATTGCAACATGCCAATAACTATTTAAGCGAACTTGGATCAACCGAAACCCGCAAAAGGTTTGATCAAACCTACTTGCAGCGTGGTCAGCATATCGCAAAATCATCATGTATTCTTTATTACCTGCATAAACAATAAAGTCTCTGCCTCGGTTAATTGAATTACCCCGCCTAAGAATATCAACAGTGCGGAATACGTCTTCTGCTAGCTCTTTAACTTCATCCATGTGGGCAAACCTTATTAACGTGAGTTTCAAGAGCCGATTTAATGGCATCTCCAACGCCTGTCATAGCGAAGGCGCGACCATTACGGGTTAGCTCGGTTAAGCCGTTAAATCGCATATCGCGGGTAGTCGCACCCGGATTGTCAATTACTGGCACAATTCGCCAAATGTCATTACCCATAGCTTGCCCATCCTCCAACTTCGCGCCAATCGGTGATATAATGGGGATCGCGCGGCGTGAATACATAGCTACTGCCGGTGTCTTCAAAGACAATGTGCAACTCGCCTTCAGCGTCGGTTTTCATAACCGCGCTATCTGGCAGGCTTTCCGATGTTAGCTTTTTGCCTTTCTCGGCAAGGTCTATGGCTTCCCATAGCATCATTGTAAAAATCCTTTTAACGCGGCATCATTTTCGACTTGCACTTCTCGCAAGTCACCTTGTCCCGGCTTGGTGAACTTGTCAACCCATATCCCCAAAAGTCGCACAGCGCGCCTAGCTGTAGCTTACCATCAACCTTGCGAACGTCTCGCGCATGGATCATGGCGTAGGCGGCTTAAGCAGGCAAGCATGGCGTTTTTTGGCGAACTTACTGCTAAAGTCGCGCTCGCAAGTGCTGCAATGAAATATCGGCGGCGTAGCCAGCTTAGGTTTCGTCTTCATCGTAAAATCCATCCTCTAACATTTCTCTATCCTGTATGCATTCAAAACATTCGCCGTCTTCTAAACAATCCACATCATAAAGATAGCCGCATTCTTTGCAAGCTACCTTATCTGATATAAAGCTCATTTTAACAGTCTCCCCAACTTGGCTAAGGCTTCGTCGCTAGCGGTACTTGCTATCAAACCAAACAAATCGCCACAACCCGGTTCATTAACAAGCGAGCGCAAGGCTTCTCGAACAACCCTAGCGCGAATTGTCCGCAACTCGGCATCGGTGGCAACGTGAATTGCCTTCAGCTTGCTAGTGTCGATTGGCGCAATCATGGTTAAACCCTCTCAACTATATGAAACAGCGCATCCATAAACGAACCGGTTTCAATCCGTCTTATAATCCTATTCTCAAAATCCATTTTAGTGTCTATGTCGGCGTCTTTGTCTTCACGCTTAAAACGTTCAACTAAAGCGCCAATGAGCGTAACCGAGCAACCGCCGCACAGCGGCAATTCAGCGGCGTTGGCAATGTCGGGATTTTGCGCGATAGCCTCGGCACGGATAGCGGCAAAAGCGGCATCAACAACCGGCTTCATTCGCGCCATATCGAAGTGCAGAACATCGCTGTCTTTCGAATCTTTGTTTAGATCAACTAGCTTCATTGTAAATCTCCCTCTAGTAAACTACTGATTAGGCTTGACGCCAGCTAAAGTTTCACAATGTCCTTCGGCGTTCAACTCGCTTACTCAATCATTGCTACCCGCTTTGCTGGCGTCGGGTCTAATCAGACTTTATGTTGGTTGGAGTGTTAAAGTTTTCACTTATGTTACTGGCTTTTCAGCTTCAACCTTAATGCCTAAGCATTATCTAAGCGATTATTCTCGCGAATTAATGGCGTTACAAGCCAGCATGACCAACGGCCTTCTCGTTGCGCTGGTTATCAAACCATTTAATTACAATCACCCCTTTTTTCGCGTTAAACAGAACCGGCAGCTTCAGCGCGCGTACCGGCAAGGAAACTTTATTTCATCGTCCTATTCCAAATAATCCTACACACAATGGCGGCTAGGATCAACATGAAAAGCGCTAAGGATTGATCGCTAGTCACTTTGCCTATCCATTCCGCTGCTAGTGACAATGCGCTGCATACTAAATCCAACATTGCCAACAATCGAAGTCATGCCACATTGTCCACAATTGCCGCCGCATATATCGCAAATCCAAATCCAAATTTTTGAACCATCTTTCATTGTGGCCAAAGCCCAAACCACTTCAAGCCTTTTCATTTGCTCGGTTCGCTTAGGACGCCAAGAGCTATATTGTCCCTTGAATTTGCGTTCTTTACACCATGTTGCAAAGCGCTCAATTATTTTCATTATTCCGGTTCCTTCTCTTACAATGCCAAGATAAGCCTTATCCCGGCATTGTCAAGTCCTATTCCGAAATTATTTCGACAACCCCTTTAAGCTTTTTCAAGCTAAGGTTGGAAAGCAAGAAATTGCGGTGTTGATATTGGTCGATTACGGCGTGATTGCGAACGCAAAAGACGTGACCTTGCGTATGCAGCTTATACAGAACCCCCGGCTTGCTAAACTCGGTAATAAACCGCTCAACCGTCATTCCGTCAAACTGCACATGCTCGGCAAACTTCATGCCCAAGGTCCAAAGCGCGTTAGCTTGCTGGCGGGGAAAGGTACGCGAGCGCATCCGGGTTTGGTGTGGAAGCTTGCACCTAGCGAGCGTGGCCTTAGCCGTCTCGAACGAAACATTAGCGCAAATCGCGACTGCCAAAATCCCACAAATAGGCATCCTGCGATGATCGTCTAAAAAGCCGTCTGGATATTCCATTGTAACCAACTCCCTTGTGAAAACCTAACCCGGCGTTACACCGGGTTAAGCGGCTTGTCAAATCAATCGTTATAAAAGCGGTTGCCGTCGCTATCAAATAAGTCTTCAACCCTTACACTGGCAACATAAGCGTTTTTGCCGCCGCCTGCGCGGTAAATAATCAAGTGGTTTCTTTGGTAACAAATATCTTCAAACTCTGTGCGGCCCTGTTCGGCGCGGCGAATATGAAGCGTCGTGCCTTCAAGGTCACTAACCGCGTTGCGTTCGGTTCCCATTGTAAATTCCTTATCTCTTGTGCTTACCCTCTTAAGATAGGCTTTCCGGTGGCTATGCCAACCCCTTTGTTGAAATTAATTGCGAATTAAAAGATAGGTTCGATAAGCGGCTATCGCTGCGATAAGGATCAACAGCACACCAAAGGCCCATGCTAATACCGGATCAAACCTGGCGTCTCTGTCCTCTCTCATTTCACCAACTCCTTATAAAGAGCTACTAGCAAATCATCACTGGCGCTAAGCCGCAAGACGCGCAAGGCAAAGCTAACGTCTCGACTATGCGTTGGCTCGCGCGCTACAGCGGATAGGGCAGCCCTAACCCGGTTAGATGTGGCGTTCATGCTAGCTTTTCCTCATTTTATCATTGCGCTCGACAAAGCTAGGTTCGCCTTTCAAATGCCATATAGCAAATTGGCAAGCATTAGCTAATTCCGATTTACCACTCGAATATCTGGCCAAATCAGCCCTAACCGTTTCCAGCAAGGGAATAAGTGTTTCTTTATCCATTGCCTCAATCCTTCTCGCTAATCTTAAACCCAACCGGCTGGACGGACAAAACCCGCCGGTCGTTCATATAAGCGTCATAGCAATCGGGGAAAGTGGCATCGTCTTCGCCAAAGGCAACACCCATAGCCTCAACAATAGCCTTAGCGGCTTCAAAGCTATCGGCTTTGCCAACAATGCTAATCCGGTTATTGTTGCTTTCGCTAATTTCGTAAACCAAAGTGTAATCCTTATTGTAAAGGCAGGGAAGCGTTGCCGCTCCCCTAACCGGGTTAACTAATACATACTTCCCAAAGTCCCATTTGCGCCCCTGCCGCAACCTTCAAACCCCTTGGGCATTGATTCGGCCCATTCGGATCAATATAATACTTGGCACGTTCAAAAGCATTTCTAATGTGTCTAGGACAGGCAATCCATAAACGCGGAATGTCATCATAAAAACCAACATCAACGCCACTCTCTGCACAATCTCGCAAGAAAGCACCGGGCGTTCCTGATATATAATCACCTTCCATGTTATTTCTCCTCCATTAATTCGGCTATTAAAGCAGCTTTTTTACCGGCTGTCAAGCGGTTATTTTCTGGCTCATTTGCCCACATTGACAGGATCGGTCGTTTAAGGGGTATTGCGGTTCCCATTATACGCAAAACGGCCCGGTTCCCCTCCTACAGTCTCTACATATATAATAATATAATAAGTATAATACAGGAAAGATAGGGTGTAGTAATTAGCAGATTGGGCTATTACCTTGATTGTAATTATTCGGTTGCAATGCCAGAATAGGGATATGAGAGAGATAAGATCGTTATATCCGTAAAACCCATTAACCTACTGAAAACACACACGTATAATACTATATATGCCTCTATATCTCGTTATACGCGCTTACGAAGGTTCCCGAACCGCAAAGGGTTCATAATGCAATAGGCTTTAGCTTTGGTGCCGTATTTAGCCTGCATTTGCATAGCGGGAAGCTCTCTAATATCATCGGCCTCTAATAATTGCTGAAATGCTCTCTTTATTGCAATAGAAGAACCGGCGCGGTCGCTTCTAAAGCTGGCCATACTAATCAAACGCCTTTGAATATGAGACTGTGTGAACACTCCGTCTTTATGCATATCAAAAGTGCCGCCATATTTAGAATATTTATCATGTGGGCAGTCCATAAATGTTTGCACGGCATGCATTAAGTCTTGCATTTGCTTAGCTTCACCATTATTAATCTGGCCAACTTCGGCATTTTCGAATTTGTAAATCAGCCGATAAGTTTGCTCAACAACCATGTTAGTCGCCCACATTGTCGCTTCCATATCAACAATAGGATTTATATAGTTAACACCAATAGCATATATACTGGCCAACTTAAGCGCTTTCAAATGTGCTCGGTTCCAAAGGTGGCGCAATACTTCGCTAACACCTTCAATATTGATTTGATCGGTAGTCCACTTATCAAACTCGCGGAATTTCTCTTGTGCCTCTGCCGTAGCTGGCACAGCATGAACATTGCCGTTGCTCGCCATGGTTACAGCCGATGCAATGACATTGGTTACAGATTGGATTAGGCTAAAGGTTGGCTTAACAAACTCCTTGCCTTCCTGATAATAAGGACGCTCGCCAGTATATTCGAAAATAGCAAATCGCGGCAACAAACCATTTGAAATTAGATTTTCATCTAGCGCGCTATAAAATTCGCCGGGGACGCTCTCACCAACAATGGTGTAAGCTGGCGATTTGACGTGATCGGTATTCTTTTCTTTATCGGAATAAGCACTAGGATCAAATGACTTGCCTTTGCCGCTCTTGGAATACATTTGGGTTAGAACTCGCTGCAATCCTTTGATATGAGAATTGGCATTAGGCAACGCCATTTGTTGCATCATTAGACCGATTTCGCCTAACACCGATAAACAGCAAGGTTTGCGCTCTAGCCATTTGATTAGGCCAGCGCTCGACACCAATTCACCGGGACCGCGAAAATCTTTTGCGGCTGGCACATTGACTTGCACAGCATCAAATATTTTAGATATGCCATCGGCAATAGCATCCTTACCAGTGCCGGTAGGTGCCAACAAAAGGATATATTGATTAAGGCCCGCGCCTGTATAGGTATTGTATCCGCGCCCGGTGATCCCGCTTAAGAACCCGATGGCCCCGGCTAGCGCAATCTCGCGCACAGGACGCGGGGAGGCGTCTAGGATGAATTGTGCGACTTCCCCAAGCAAACCGGGCGGAAAAGGCTTGACGGGGCTAGGCTGGCGATGCGATGGCGCTGGATTAGCGGGAGCTATGGTGATCGTGCTTTCCGGTTCGCCTACCGTAGTTCCCGCACCGGCATTCATTTCCTGCCAAGCAATGCGCAAACCTTCAACATCAATCGGCGGTAATTGCCGGTCAAATGATTTGCGCACCATATATCCCACATAATCATCTCGCTGTGCTTTATCGCGTTGGCCTAATGCGCTCGCGCGAAACATGCGGGTAATCTGTGCTATATTCTGTGAATAAAAAGCGATGATATCGACTAGAGCAAAGTCGGCTTCCGATTGGCTGGAATAATATTGTTCCCATTCGCCACCGTATAGCCGGGAAAACTTTTCGCCATTAACAGCGGTGTTAGCTTTCTCTAGGATTTCTTCGTCGGTTTCTTTTTGCTCTTGATCGTCGCCATAATTAAAATCAACGGCTTTACCGCCCATTTCAGAAAACATAATATCTATGTTCTGTTGAACGGTTAGACCATTCGACAAGACTTCATGCGCTTGTCTAATAGGTTGATCGTTAACAACATCGCCTGTCATAGTCATATAGCGTTCTGCCGAATACAACTCGACATATGAACGTCTGCGCCCGCGCGGAATGCTGGCCTTGATTATGATATGCACGCCTTTGCAACTAGGCGACAATTCGGAATATGAATTGAATAGATTATAGATTTTCAATTGGATTTGATAAGCCGCTTGGTCGCCTTGCGTATCGTCCAAATCAATGATTAGATATTCGTCTTCATTTGTCAGGACAAAACCAATGCCACTAAATCCGCTATGTTCGGGCGGACAAAGAGCGTCAACAGCTATTGGACAAGTAAGAGGCGCGAGCGCAGCGGCTTCAAATGCGCTCCAATGATTTGAATTAGTAACCGATGCGCGCTCACCACCGGGACGAGAAACATAGGGAACCTTTGTGGGCTTCGGTGTTTCGGTGCGCTCAAGACGCCAATTTACCCATTGGTTAAGAGCGCGCATTTCTGCCGGGATGCGGTCAAACATGCGGGAAAGGCTTTCCGGTTAAAGCCATGTTTAGCTTTTCCAAACGAGACGAACTAGGATCAGAAATATTACCAAGAGCAAACGCTCTTATCCAAGCAAATTCTAATTCAGTTTCTTTTGCCAATCGTTTCCAATCAGCAACGCTTGTTTGTTCTAGGAGCGCATAAGCCGCTCTAGCTGCTATACTTTTCATAAATTGAAATGGTCCGGTTACAACGCGAAGCGCCTTAGCTGCCACGTTCGCTATGCGCTCGCAATCCCGAAAATAATTTTTATTTCGCTCTTGACGCTCAATTGATCCTGTGCGCTTATGCTACTCAACCGCTGTGGCGTCCTGCCCCCAACGCCACCCCCCCGGCGTCCTGAACGGGAGCGCCACAGCGGCCAATGAACCGGACTAAGGAACAATGCACATGACAGCTTGGCCAGATGCGACGGCTATTGCCGCGCCCGCCCCTGAAGAAACCCCCGAAGAATATAAGGCCCGCCGCGACGGTCTAATCCGCAACTGGCTAGGCGCTAAGGCGTCGGCGGTTGCGTCGGTTGATCTAGAACGTACCTTGCGCGGTGATGTTACTAAGGTTGCTTTTCCAAATCCAACCAAGGGAACCCAACGCATCCCACTCGGCAACGGCTATCAGCTTAAGCTGGTCTATAAACTCAACCATACTCTTGGCGATAAAGACAAGACGGACGATGCGGGCGAAAAGGTCAAAATTGCAACCCAAGTCCAAGAGCTAGAGGCCGCTGTCATTGAAAAACATGGCGCGTTAGGTGAAGCTTTGATAACTCGCCTAATCAAATGGACGCCCGAACTGTCCGTTACCGAATATGACAAGCTCGACAAATCAAATAATGTCGAAGCTGATATTGCGGCGATGATTAGTGAAATTCTTACTATCACCCCTGCCACCCCTACACTTGAATTTGAAGAACCGAAGTCGGCGAAATAATCATGGAAAAAATCGAACAAAAATATATTGATTGTATTGACGCCATACTAAACGGTTTGGCTGAAAGCGATTTTGTCACCAATGCTGGCGCTCTAGCGATGAATGAACTGCGCCAATACCGTTTGGATATGGCACTAGATATTCAAAAGAAACTAACCGTATAAGGAACCGGAACAATGAAAAAGTTTGTAATTATCGAATGTGCAACCGGCTTTGTTGCCGAAATGACTGAAATTCCAACCGTGCCAATGGTGCAAGTTGGCACTATGCCGTCACCTTATCCTAATAATGCGCCGCCTCCTATGCCAGCCGCACCGGCCCCGGCTTGGGGATATTCGCAAGGCGGCATGTTGGCTTTCTCGACACTTGCCGAAGTTACCACTTTTATTACCGAAAAGCTGAAAAAGCCGGTTCCAATGGAAAATCGCGGCACGGCGCAGCAAGCCATGGAATATGCGCTTAACCATAGCTTGCTTAATAGAAGCGAAACGTTCGACTTTCTAAACAATTTTAATGCCGGTGAGACGCTAGTAGAGTATCCCGGTTATTTTGCTTGGCTTTCAAAACAGTGAACAGCTTTACTGAAGTAAAAGGCGCAATCGCCTTAGTCCGCAAGCCGAAAGGCTATTATGATGAATACATTGTTTACAAGCGGAACGGGGAACTATACTTTGCCGAAAAGCAAGGCTTTGTGAAAATCAAAGAAAAATTTGGCGATAGCTGGCTAACTAGCAATCATGCTTTCAAAGTTGTCGAATTGACGGGAGTTAATCAATGTCTATCCTAGGCGCAATAACCACCGGGCGCACACAAGCTGGCCAGCGTATTGTTTTAGCTGGCGTGGAAAAAGTCGGCAAGACAACCTTGGCTTGTCAGGCTCCCGGCGCGTTACTTGTGCCGCTGGAAATGGGTTTCGGCGCAGTCAATGTTGCCAAAACTCCCTTGCTCGAAACATGGGAACAAATCGAAGCCCTTTGTTTAGAGCTAATCGCGGCAGCTAAGATTGGTAAGATAGCGCGCGGCTCAACTATCGTTTGGGATAGTGGCACAGCGTTAGAGCGCGCAATCCATGATAGGACTTTGCGAAGCGATAGCAGCTATAAGGCTGGCAATGCTACCGGCTTAACCATGGAGGCTGCGCTAGGCGGCTATGGCAAAGCTTATGGCGTTGCTAATGAATATTTTGCCCGCTGGTCGCGCTATATGGATGAATTAGCTGTGCATGGGGGCATTAACATTGTTATGACTTGTCACGTTTTCGCCGCCAAAGTTGTCGATCCTGCCCATGGCGAATATGATACTTGGGATTTGCTCTTGCATTCTCCCAAAAATCAAAAGACATACGGCAAGCGCGAATTTATCACACAATGGGCCGATATGATAGGCTTTTTACATGAACCTATGTTTGTCGTTAAAGCCGAAAAAGGCCAAACTCTTTCACGCGGCGTAGCTGGCAATCAAGGCCGAATGTTGGCTGTTGATCGCACTCCCGGTTGGGTTGCTGGCAATCGCTACGGTTTAACCGGCGTTGTTCCTATTCCTCCCGCCGCTGGTTGGAATTACTTAGCAGATGCAATTTATAAGTCATGTGGGATTGACTTATACAATAGGGAGTTGAAAGCATGAGTGAAAAGCCGCCACTTTGCGACGCTACTCTAGAAGCTGCTGCTCGCATTTGCGAAGAAATAACTTCATGGGGATTGTCACCAACAAAGCTCGAAGTTGCTAATTCAACCCAAAAGTTTTGTGCAAAAGCAATTCGCGCTCAAAAAAGCGATAGCGAAGAAAGGAAAAGGCATAATGAAAGAGCAAGAGCCTAAATACGAATTTCGTGATGGCAATATCTTTAACCGTGCCAGTGGTGAAATGATCCCCACAAATGAACCGGTTATGGTGTTTCGCGCGCGAGATAAGCACGCCTTAGCAATGATCCATTATTACCGCTCTTTGGTCGAAAATCAGGAACACCAAATTGCAGTTGATCGGCGCATTGCAGATTTTAGTGCATTCGCTTTCAATCATGCCGAACAAATGAAAGAACCGGACACGCAACTTAATTTGTTTGGCTAATAAATGGCATGGAAAGAAATAACCAAGCCAAATTCTTTAACACAAGAGGAAAGGTTAATCCTTTATGACATTGAAAACCTAGCCAAGCGGCTAGAATATCAAAGTTCTCTACTGAAGGCAACAGTTGAAAAGTGCCGTCTTGAACAATCTATTGAAGGATTAGACCTAATGGTTGCCTATTCATTTAACGCTACTCAATACACCCCGCAATATGGCGGCGGTGGCCAGTCTTTGCCAGCGGGCAAATACAAGGGCATTATTTGCGATAGCTCGCAAGAGAATGTCGCAAAGAACGGCATGGTTACAGGCGGCTATTTGGCGCTGGTATTGCAGCCGGTTGAAGGCCCGCACGCTGGACAAAAGCATACCGACCGACTTAACTTGCACAATACCAACGCGCAAGTTGTCGAAATTGCCAATAAGCAGTTGTCGGCTTATTGCTCGGTTGTCGGCGTTCCGACTTTCGACAATACCGAACAGCTTTACAACCGGCCCTTCTACTTCGAAATTGCGGTGCAGAAAGACAAGGATGGCAACCCGCATCCCAAGGGCTACACTGAAGTTGTGGCGCTGGCCGATTTGAACGGCAACCCTCCCGGTAAGGCTCCCGCATCGGCTCCCCCTGCGCCGGCTCCTAGCGCTCCCCCGGCTGGCGTTGCGCCTACTGCGCCCGCCGCTGCCGGTTGGGGCGCTCCCGCTGCTGCGCCCGCCGCTGGCGCTCCTGCGATCGACAGCAACGTTCCGGCCCCTGCCGGTTGGGGAACGCCCGCCGCTGCTGCCCCTGCTGCTGCCCCTGCTGCTGGATGGGGCGCACCTACTGGCACCGCCCCGGCTGCTCCCCCTGCGTCATGGGGACCGCCGCCCGCCGCTTAATTGTCGGCCCGCTGGCAGACCGGTTAGTCTGCCTATTTTCCAGTTTTTTAGTGAGTTGTGGCGAAGGTAATTTAGGGAACTACGGCCCCTAAGGTCTATGCTTCAACCGGCTCGCTCCCGAACTCAACACTTGGACTAGGCGAACGGTTGGCAAGTTCAATGTTCCATCGCATTGTTCCATTGAATTTGTTAAACGCCACAACTCTCTAAAGATTTGGAAAAATGAAAAACATTCCTTGTCAACACATAGCCGACTATTATCAACACAAATGGGAAAGCCATAAGTGCATAGCTCATAATTTGCTTCGCATTGGTTATTGGCAATGGTCTAACGGCACAGTAAAAGACGCAACTTCTAACAATCTGTTTTCCTATGTCAGTTAACCTAGACGATCATATCGAGCGCAAGAAATTGGTGTTGCAAATGCAAGCCGATATTGACACGTTCTGCAAAGAGGAATTTTCCGAAGACCCTAGAACGCACTTGGGCGCAAGCATTATAGGCAATGATTGTCAAGCCTATGCGTGGAATGTTTTTAGATGGCTTAAATTCGAACAATTCGAAGGCCGTATGTTGCGCCTATTTAATCGTGGTCATTCAGAGGAAGCTAGATTTGTTCGCTGGCTTGTGGGCATTGGTTTTGAAGTTCGCGAGCTAGACCCTGAAACGCAAAAGCAATTCAGAATTAGCGGCGCTAAGGGACATTTTGGCGGCTCGCTAGACGCAATGATGCGCGCCCCGGCCCGCTATAACATTGACGTTGATTTAGTCTTTCTTGGCGAATTTAAGACGCACAATGCCAAAAGCTTTGCCAAGCTTAAAAAAGAAGGCGTTGTTAAATCAAAGCCCGTTCATTACCGGCAAATGTGCAGTTATGGGCGCGCGTATAGTTTCAAATGGGGATTATATTGCGCGGTTAATAAAGATACCGACGAATTGCATTTTGAAATTGTGCCGCTCAATTGGCTAGAGGCAGATGATTTGTTTCGTAAAGCCGAAGGCATTGTCTTTAGTCAAACTCGGCCACCTAAAATTGCAATGACTGACGCTTTCTTTGACTGCAAATATTGTGACTTTGCCGGTTTATGTCATAGAAACGAAGCGCCCACAATTAACTGTCGATCATGCCGCAATGCCTTCCCGGTTGAGAATGCGGAATGGTTTTGTCAAGTTCATAATGCTATTATTCCTAAAGATGTTATCCCAGTTGGTTGTGCTAGCTATGCAAGGATTGCTTAGATGATAACTAAGACAATTTATGAAATGGTAAACGACTTGAACGTTAAAGCTATTGATGGCGAGCGTTATTGGACCGTTGTTGTTTTATATAATCATGTGATTTACAAACGCCACGATAACGGCACTGTAGAAATTTTTGATGTGGTTGGTAAATGAAACTTCGCTACTACCAAGAGGAAGCCGTCCAAGCGCTATTCGATTATTTCGATGATCCTAAGCGCGCTTACTCGCCAGTAAAATCTAACCCTCTCGTTTGTCTTCCTACTGGAACTGGCAAGAGCCTAGTTATTGCCGAATTTATCAAGCGCGCGATGTATCGCCACCCGGAAACGCGCGTTATTATGTCAACTCACGTTAAGGAGCTAATCAAGCAAAACGCTATCAAAATGCGGGAAGCTTGGCCACTGGCGCCGCTCGGCATTTATAGCTCTGGTCTAAAGTCTAAAGACACCATGCAACCAATTATCTTTGGTGGCGTGCAAAGCATGGTTAAAAAGTTTCCTTTATTTGGCCAACGTCACCTTGTCATTATTGACGAAGCTCACCTAGTTGGAACTAATGCCGATACGTCTTATCTAACGTTTCTGAATGAACTAATGATAGGCCCCTCTGGAACCGATGCTAACAGCCATAACGTCAACCCATATCTTAAAGTAATTGGTCTAACAGCTACTCGCTACCGTATGGGTTTAGGTTGCCTTACCAATGGGCATATCTTTACCGATGTTGTCTATGACTTATGCAATATTGAGGGTTTCAACCGTCTTATTGCCGAAGGTTTCCTTTGCCCGCTTATTCCGAAAAAGACTAATACAACCCTAGACGTGTCTAATGTTAGCTTGTCGAAAGGCGAGTTTGACCAAAACAAATTACAAGCCGCTGTTGATAAGCAGGAAGTCACTTACGCAGCTTTGCAAGAGCTAGTAGCTTATGGGCAAGATAGACAATCTTGGCTTATCTTTGCTAGCGGCGTCGAACATGCCAACCACATTTGCGAAATGCTCAACACTATTTTCGGTATTCCGACGGTTATTGTGCATTCTGGAACAAAAGAATACCCGCGTAGCGACGAAGAAAACGACAAAGCTTTAGCCGAATGGAAAAGCGGCAAAGCTCGCGCTATTGTCAACATGAATACGCTAACAACTGGCGTCGATCACCCGCCTTGCGATCTAATCGGGATGCTGCGCCCTACTATGTCAACAGGCTTATGGGTACAGATGCTAGGACGCGGGACGCGGCCCTATGAAGGTAAGGCTAATTGTCTAGTCCTAGACTTCGCTGGCAACACTAGGCGGCTAGGCCCCATCAATGATCCTGTTATCCCCAAGAAACGCGGCGAAGGCCCGCCCGGTGACGCGCCTGTCAAGATATGTGGGCAATGTTCCATGTATAACCACGTTAGCGCTCGCATTTGCGTTTTTTGCGGTACTGAATTTCCGCTGCAAGAAAAGCTAGACCGGGAAGCTAGCGAACTGGCGCTAATCCGCTCCGATTTGCCGCAAATTGAAAACTTCGCAGTTGCGCGTTGTGTAATGGTGCCACATACGTCTAAAGCCAGCGGCAACAAATCAATCAAAGTTGCTTATTTCTGTGGCCTTCGAACCTTTTATGAATATATTTCAGTTGAGAGTAATGTTAGATTTTTCCGGCATCGGTCGCGGGATTGGTTTAGACAGCGTTATCATTATTCGACACCAAATCTAACGTGGAACGAAGACTGTCCCGCTACTAATGCCGAAGTCTTGGAGTTACAGTTAAAAGGCGAATTGCGCACCCCTAAATCTATCCGCGTTCATATCAACAAAGAAACACCGGAGATACAAGGTTATGAGTTCTAGAAAAACCCGCGATGCAATTATTGATTATTTGCATCAAGCAACTAGAGGGGCAATAACCGGCATTATGCACGGTGAAATTGCAAATGCGTCTTGTATTAGCTGCATAAACTTCGATGAAAAAGGCGAGTTATGCAAGCTTTACAAAATGCGCCCGCCTGCTAGAATTATTGCTTATGCTTGTCCCGAATATATGGATAATCAAGAAATACCATTCTAATGCGCATTCATTTTCCAGAACTTTACGAAGCCCACAAAATACGCTCGCTAGAGTTTCTAGAGCTATTGCAAAAACAGTTTCCCGACGATGACATTCAAACCGGAGTAAATCTAATGGCTGGCCGTCCAAGAAAAACAAGCCCCAAAGTTCCAACACAAGCCGAAAATCTACTTAAAGCGCTTGACTTTGTTAGCTATGGCATTGGCGAAGAACTTGTCGGCTTTGAGCCTTATGTGAGACTTAGCGGCAAAATGCTTGTTTCGTTTCAGGGACAAATCGCCGCTGGCCATCCTATTGAGGAAGAATTGACTATCGCGCCAGTTGGCGACACTTTGCGCAAAGCCATAGCCAAGAGCGGTAACACTCTAACTATTGTGGAAACACCCGGTGGCCAGTTGTCAATACAAGGCGAGAAAATTAAGGTTCTTATTCCTGCCATACCTTTAGATGATTTGCCGCTTGTAACGCCCGACGAACCGGACCCAAGGGCAGTTGTTAGTAACTCGCTTAAGCAAGCCTTCAAGATATGCGGCACGCTGGTTAGCGAAACTGCCGAAAGAGTAGTTGAGGCAAGCTTGTTATTAGAAGCGAATGTTTGCACCGGAACTAATGGTGTGGCAATGCTGCAATGTTGGCATGGGCACAGCTTGCCCCCAAACATCATTATTTCTAAATTATTTGCTGAAGCCATTGCCAAGCAAACCGCCAATATTACCGGCGTTGGCTTTAGCTGGCGAAATGATCGCGTCGTTACCTTTACCGTTTGGTTTGACAACGGCGGGTTTATCAAAACACAATGTTACGAAGATAATTGGCCAGACATTACTAAGATTATTGACGTTGCCTCATTCGCCGCGCCAATATTACCGGAGTTTTTCACCGCTATTGAGGCAATGGCGGATTTTAGCGATAGCAACTTTGTTTGGCTGGCCAATGAAAAAGTGCAAAGCCATGCCAGCGAAACAATAGGCGCTCAATATCAGTTGCCGGGTTTGCAAGGCGGAAAGAACTTTAACGCTAAGCTTGTTAAGCAGATTGCGCCCTACGCAAAGACAATTGACTTGACAACGCACGAAGATAGAGCATTCTTTTTCGGCGGCGAAGAAGCTAACCCGGTTCGCGGTGTTATTATGTGTGGTGCCAAGTCCTAATGTTCTTCGATGAAAGCCGCCCCGATAGGATCAAGCGAGCTAGGAAGCTTAACGGTGGCAATCGTGCCGCCGAACTGCTTAGATCGCCTATTCCCCCGGCTAAGCAATACACACTGTTTACATTAGACGAACTTATTAACGGTCCCTCTCATACACTAATTGCTGATACTGAAAGCTACGCTAACTATTGGCTAGCAGCTTTCAAATGTATTGACACCGGCAAGATTGTCTTTTTTGAAGATAGCCCCGAAAGTCAGATAGATATTAACTGGCTTGGCTTTGTCATGCATAAGTTTCGTATTGTGGGCTTCAATTCCCGTCCATATGACTTGCCGATTATTCAAATTGCCATGCAAGGTGCGCGAGCGGAAACGCTTAACAACATTAGTAATGAGATTATCAGGGAGGAAATGCAACCTTACCAAATCGAAAGGAAATATGGAGTTAAGGCTCCCAATATCAATCATATTGATTTGATCGAAGTCGCACCTATTAGCACCAGCCTTAAAATATACGCTGCTCGGTTACATTGCGAAAGATTGCAAGGCTTGCCCTTCCCGCCTGAAACCAAATTAACCAAAGAGCAAGCGGCTATTGTCCGCGATTATTGTGTTAATGACTTAGACGATACCCATTTGCTGTTTAATCACTTGCAACCGTTTATCACAATGCGCGAGCAACTAGGCGAAGAATATAACCGCGATTTGCGCTCTAAATCAGATGCTCAAATTGCCGAAGCTGTCATAGTTACCGAGTTAGAAAAGCTAGGCCCTATCCGCAAAAAACGCGAATGGCTGGTAGGTGAAGCCTTCAATTACAAAATGCCACAATGGCTACATTTCACAAGCCCACAATTAAGGCAGTTGCAAGAATTTATTGCCTCGGTCCCGTTGGTTATCAGCGGCGGCGGAAAGCCTAAATTTCCTTCGGACCTTAAAGAACTGTCCAAGCCTTACCCGCTGCTAAATGTAGTGGTTAAGGAAAAGGATGGCGTTAAGTCGCACGTCATACAAGTTAGGCTCGGTGACAACTCTTACACTGTTGCTATGGGCGGCTTGCATTCAAACGAAGAAAGCGTCTTCTATCGTTCGGATCAAAATAGCTATATTGTTGATCGAGACGTTGCTAGCTATTACCCATATATTGTTTTGAACGATAAGCTATTTCCAGAACACTTAGGCGAAGCATTCCTAGAAGTTTATCGCAATCTGGTTATGCGGCGGCTTAAGCTTAAGAAAGAAAAGAACCCGCTAGAGGCTGGTCTGAAGATTGCTATTAATGGTATCTTCGGCAAGTTTGGTAACATTTATAGCGCCGTCTATTCTCCTGATTTGCTGGCACAAGTTACAATTACTGGTCAGCTTGCTTTGTTCATGCAAATTGAAATGCTAGAATATAACGGCATTCCGTGCGTTTCTGCTAATACGGACGGCGCGGTCTATATCTGTCCCAAAATGCAATATGCGCAATTCGAAGATACGCTAACAGTGTGGGAAGGCCGCACCGGATTTGTAACCGAAGAAACCCGGTATTCTGCGCTCTACTCGCGCGATGTTAACAACTATATGGCGGTTAAGGAACTTGAAAACGGCAAGAATTTTGCAGAGATTAAAACCAAAGGCATCTATTCCGAAAGAGGCTCGGCACAGAACAGCGTTCTTTCTAAGAACCCTGAAGGTTTGATTTGCTCTGAAGCTGTACAGGCGTTTCTAGCAAACAGCGTGCCACTTAAGGAAACAATTTACGGTTGCTGTGATATTCGCAAATTTGTTTCTGTGCGCTCGGTTAAGGGCGGTGGCGAGAAAGACGGCGTGTATTTGGGAAAAGCGGTTCGCTGGTATTATGCCAAGGATGAAACCGGAACGATCAAATATATCGCCAGCGGTAACAACGTGCCTAAGTCTGAAGGCGCTAAGCCGCTTATGCTACTGCCAAGCGAAATTCCGGCCGATTTAGATTTTGACCATTATTATAATGAAGCTATTGACATGCTCTATGATTTGGGTTTTTATCAACGCGAAAAAGTAGGAAAATTGATATGAGAACTCGTTTTGACCGCTCCAAAATCGAAATGGTGGAAAAGGTGTATTATTGGAATGCTCGGCTTAACGGCAAAACCGCCGTTCTATCCGGCCCATTTCTAACCGCCGCTGAAGCCGAAATGACCGCCGACGCGGTAAGCCCCGCCTTCCTAGTCGATCAACCGGAAGCCCGCCGCGCCAGTTTTGGCGTTATGCAAGTGAATGCTCCCGGTTGCGGCGAAGGGCGCTATAACCACTTGCTCCCGGCTCGCTTGCTCGGCAATCTGGCGATTAATACCGGTTTAGCAAATTAGATGTTGACATTGCTTTTTTTGCTGGCTTATATCTTGGCTATCAGCAACGGAGTTTAGAAAATGGCACGTCCGCTTTACGTTATCGCCAATGAAATTTATGCCGATTGGAAACCGGTTAATTACGCGGCTAAGCCTTACCTAGATGCAATGAAAACCCTAGATGGCATCGCAGACAAATATTTTCACGATAGCGGCAAAAGCGTTGTGCTTTATTTTCTGGCTAATGCTGGCCAGTGGCGCGGCGAAAAGGCTCGCGCAATCAAAGCTGAATTGAAGGCAATGTCTAAGTAAACTGCCCCTATCGATCGCTGCAACCCGCCCCGGCTCCCGTAAGAGCTAGGGCGGGTTTCGCGCGTCTATGCCTTGGCGGGCGGCTCGATTGGCGTCTCTGCCTCGGTTTCCGGCTCGCTAGGCGGCTCTGGCGTTAAGTAGGCTTCCTTCGGTACAGGATCGTCATCGGCCTTGGGCCACGGTGCCCTAGCGGGCGCTGCCTCGCCGGTGTCGCGCTGCATGGCTAGCTGGATCGCTAGGCCCCGGTTGTCGTCCCGTAAGCCGTGCCAGCCTAGCGGGGTGGCAAATGCCGCCAGTTGGCCAATTAGGGTTTTGCCCGCGTCGTCTAGTTTGCTATTGACCGCATAAAGCGCTTCAAGCGTCTTGACGATATGATCCACCGGGGAAGGCTCGGTTTGCGCGTCTAGGACGTGCTGCCGGGTGTCTTCGGGCAATCCCGCGCCGTTGGTGATTAGAAAGCTAGCTATGGCTCGTTGTGCCTGTTGAATGTCACTAAACAATTCCATTTTTCAGTCCTTTCGTGATAAATTCATAAAATTCAATTCGCGACATTGCATTAAGTTTGGCTTCAAATGCAATCCTTTTTTCAGTCTCCCCACAATGGACAAGCTGCTTACCGTCGAACGTGTCGTGTTGTGTGGGCGCTCTATCTAAAGCAACAAACTTGCACATTTTAGCAGAATAGCCGGGAGGCTCCTTAGCCTTAGCTTCAGAAATGGCGAAATGATGTTCGCCTGTTTCTTTATTAATTATTGCCCAGTGTTTCATTTTAATCCTTAGTGTTGAGTAGCTGCAAAGTACATACCATCATCATATAATAAAGCACCGGCTGTTGATCGCCAAAGGACCTTAAATACATAGGACGAACCCGAAGTAAGACCGCTTTTGTTAGTCAATATGTCAATTTCACCGTCACTAGCGGAACCGTCAATTGAAGGAGGACTAACCGCCGCAACTGCTGGATAGCTGTCTCCGGTTTCTGTTGCAACATCGGCATAGGTCCCGCCCGCGATTTTCCACTGTATTTTAGCCGCCGCGTGATATGATACCCCGCTTGCTCCGCCGCTAACCAGAAACGGTAAAGTTAAAGACAAATCTATTTGTCCCGAAGCGCCACAAGTAAGTGTAATTTCGCTAGAAGCGCCGCCGGGATAAGAGGAAGAACTTGTTGATCCTATAGTGCCAGTATAAACTGAAGTTGAACCACCACCGCCGCCACCGGCTCCCGGCGCAGCACCGGGTATTTTATTAACCGCAAGATAGTAAGCTAAAGTAGTGCCCCCGTAAGCTGCCGTTACCGAAACTGTACCATTTGCAACTGCTGTAAAAGATAACACACCAATTGAACTAATCGAGCAAGTAATGCCAGATGAAGGAGTAGCTACCCAAGTAGTAGTTGCTGAAACATCGGTTGAACCAACTTTGCGTTGAAAAGTTACAGTTTGACTAATTTGTCCTGCTATGAGCGCGCCTGTATAATCAGCATTAAAGTTTATAACTGCCGCGTTCGACAATAATTGTGGGATACTTGCCGCCGTAACGTCCGCTCCCGATTGAATACCGGTTAGTTTGGTGTTAGCTGTGCCGTCAAGATTAGCTAATGACTTGTTGGTTACTTGGCTAGTTGACAAATCAACAGCGCCTAAGGTTGCTAAGGCCCCTTGCCCTGCTATTGCCGATGCAACGCCAAGTGAAGTTTTGAAATTGGCAGTAGTCGCAACAGTAGCGCCACTTTCCCTAAACTCGGCATCGCCAAAGGTTAAGGTTGCTTTGATACCAAGCGCCCCGCCGCCAAGGCCCCCGAATGTCACTGTGCCGCCGCCTGCGCCGCTCAACAAACCAGCCGCGCTTATAGTTACTGCACTATTCTTAATAGCGGCATCGCCTAAGATAGTGCCCCCGCTATCCTTAATGTGCGTCCCGGCCAAAACATCGCCACGAGTGGCCAATAAGCCTTGGCCAGTAATCGCGTTAGCCGTGCCGTTTAGAGTTATGACCGTGGCGTCGGTTAACGCGGTTGTTCCGTCATTGGCTACAGCGTTCTTTCCTAGAATAGTAGCAATTCTAAGTTGTGGTTCGGAAACTTCCCAAACGCGCGTACCTTGATAGCCGCCAATAATATAGAATTGCACCCAAACGGCATTTGAAGGAGCTTTGGCTAGAATACTATCGCGGCCAGTTGTTCCTGCTGCATTATACGCGACATTAACAGAACTAATATAGGTGCCGCCTATAGTGTACCAATCTAATCGAATGGTGATATTGTCGGTCGTGCCGGAAACTGTTTTAGTATAAACGGAAGCTTGATAAGTTCGTCCCGGTTCAACCGGAATTAATTTGGTGCCGCCAGTAGTATAGCCTACCCCCGGTGAGGTTGTAGAAGTAATGCGAACTTTGTTCTTACCATACCCTTCGCCCGCCGTTGTATTTGCTAAGATTTGGTAATTACCGGTAAAGCCCCAGCTAATAGGATCAATAAATTCAGGATCAGGAACAATATTGGCAGTATCGCCTAATGCCACAAGTCCCGGCGAAGATAATCGTTGCGAACGGGGTATGGCAAAATAAGCCGTTCCTGCCGGTGTTGTTGTATAACCATGATCAAATTCTATGCGACATGATACCGCCGTAGCTGGCATATTTACCAATTTGGTTATAGTAGAAAGTGTATTTGTTGCCGCAACTATAGTTCGATAATCAATTAAAACAAATACCGAAGTTAAGTCAGTTCCGGCCGTATTAATTGGAACAACCGTAAGTCGCATATAACCGTTAAAGCCAGTTGTAACGTATATATTAGCAGTAAATAAGTAATCTGCATTTGGAACTACAGCAAATTTACTGCTTTTAGCATCAATTTGCGCGGTTGTTGTTGTTCCTATAGTAAGCGCAGAACGAGCCAAAAGTAGTACAAGAGTTGCCGCGCTCGCGCTATTGGAAACACCAGTTCCAAAAGTCCAATATGAAGCATCTGTTAGATCGGGATCAAGAATAAGATTTGCAGTATCGCCGATATTAATTCGGCCTGCCGGAACCGTGCTTAAAGTAGCGAGCGCACCTTGCCCGGTGATGGCGTTAGCTGTGCCAAGAATTGTTTTGAAATTGGCGTTAGTGGCGACCGTTGCTCCGGTTTCACGAAATTCTGCATCACCAAAGGTTAGCGTTGTCTTAAGCCCAAGCGCACCGCCACCAAGGCCGCCATAGGTAACAGAACCCGCGCCAGCGCCAGAAAGCGAGCCGTTTGCATTGATAGTAACCGCCGAATTTTTAACCGCCGCGTCACCTAATACAGTGCCACCGCTATCCTTAACATTTGTGCCAAGCGAGACAAAGCCAAGAGTGGCCAAGCTTCCTTGACCAGCAATCGCCGCCGCCGTGCCAAGAGAAGTTTTGAAATTACCAAGCGTAGCTGTAACGCCGACGCTTTCTCTAAACTCTGCATCACCATAAGTTAGATAAGTCTTAAGACCAACTGCACCGCCGCCTAAACCGACATAGGTTACTTGACCGCCACCGGCATTAACTAAAGTGCCATCTGCGCTAATAGTAATTGCCAGATTTTTAATAGCACTATCGCCAAGAATAACCCCGCCGCTATCCCTTAAAGTCGATCCGGCTTGCGCATAATTAAGAGTAGCAAGCGCTCCCTGTCCCGCTATGCCCGCCGCCGTTCCCAACGTTGTAACGGCAAGAGCATCGGTTAAAGAAGTCGTGCCGTCATTACGAGTAATGTTAGTGCCAAGTTGAACGGCATTAGTGGATAAATTATTTACAGTTTGTTGCTCGAAAAGTTCAATTTCATCTAAATAGATAGTTAGAGCGGTTCCCGCACCGCCAGCACCGTTTTGAAAGAAAAGACGAAAGAAACCGTTATCTGCGCCTTGGGGAGTATAAACAGCTTCGCGCTTAACCCATCCGGTAGTCATTACCGCTGCGCTACTTAAAATAAAATTGTTATTATAAGACGTACCATCTGCGCCAAATTCGGCAATATAAAATGAAAAAGGCGACGTTCCGCTTACACTGGCCTTTTCCCACCAACGAATAACATATTTTTTGTTAGTGTTGAGCGGATAAAGATTGCTCCAAAACGACGCGGCATTGCCAACGGCGGTTTTAGCAAGAGCGAAACAATACGCACCGCTGCCCGTAACATGATCGGTGTTTATTGCGGTAAAAGTCGAACCCGCGCTATTACTACCGGTAGCAACCCAACCGTCATTGTTAGCAGTTTCAGCACTACCGTTGCGAATAATGCTTTCGCCAATAGTGCCAATTGTAAGCTGATTAGGTCCGACGCCAGAAAGAGTAGCTAAGGTGCCTTGGCCAGTAATAGCCGCCGCTGTATGGGTTAAAGTAACATCGGCATAATCCGCCGGTTTGCCAGTGCCGGTAATAGTGTTCCAAACAGCGCTAGTAGCCGCAAGCTGAATATCACTAGCGCGAACGTTGCTAAGATTGCCCACAGTAAAGTTGGGCGACAAATTAACCCAAGCGCTTTCAACTTCATTTATGGTAATGTGCCGCAAGCGAACGTTATAGGTCGAGCCGGAAAGCAAATTCGAAATTGAAACAATGCTTGTGTCTTGGTTAATCGGCGCGAGCGTTTGCCAGTAGCTAGCAGCACTCAATTTATATTGAACTTCGGTTCTACGCACATTGGCTGGCGCATCGTCCCAATCTAACAGCATCCCGTCAACAATGGTGCCGTCTGCCCCTGTTGCGGTGTAGCTGAAGGCTGCTAGGCCGGTTACGGCGACTTCCTGCCTTGGATTGTATGGCGAACCCGCGCCCGCCGCCGTAGGCACTGTAACGCTGCCCGCTGCCCAAATAGTCGAGTTGATTTCGCGTAGTTCAAGCCGCAAGCCATTTTCAGCATCAATTGTATGGCCATAAACGCGAAAAAGCTTTGTCCAGCCGAAGCGATCTGAAGCATAGCTAACCACACTCCAAACTTGGCTTTTCATTGCCCGGTAAAGGAAGGAAGCGCCAAACTGGCCTTGGAACTGCGCCTGATTTAGCCTTAGGCGGGCTAGTCTCTGTGCTAACAAAGCATCCTGAATTGTGGAAAAGTCTTGGGTAACTCTGCGCTTTACACCCAAAGCCGCTTCATAAGTCGCGTCCCTAACTATTGGATAAGAACGCTCTTGATAAAGTGAATTTACCGAAGGATCAATAAACTTGCCAACTACTTGCGCGTATTGATCTGACATAGGCGCAAAGTCATTCCAGCTAACATTACCGCCTTGTAAAATATCATCATCGGTTAAAGTAATAGCGACGTTAGCCGTATCATCAACATTCGCGTAATAGCTCCATAACCCGCCCGGATCAATTAGCTGACCGACTAAACCATTGCAGCTAAGCTTATCTTCATTGCTAGTATGGCTATCTTCGGTCGAAAGCACACAATCGGTGTAATAACCAGCAACTTCGCAGTTATTAGCAGCGGCAACAAAAGTAGCTAAATTAATGTCGGTTGGATCAACACCACGCCCGCAAGTTAAAATTAACTCGGCGGTTACAGTGTGGGGAACTTTCCAGCCTAGCAAATACCAAAGAACTTGCAAAGCATTGTTACGACCAATAGGAACGCCGTTTGCATCTAACGGTGAATATTCCCAAGTGGTACGATCATCAATTCGGTGTGAGCCGGAACCGCCCGCGACTGTGCTATCGCGGCGCGGATCATACAGAACCGCGCCTTCGACAACTTGAGTATATCGGCTAGGAATACCGTTAGGTAATTTCTTTTCATCATATAGCCATTTGAGGCACATATGAGCTACGCCGTCAAACGTCGCCGCGCTTGTCCATTGTCCGCTGGAACCGACGCTAAGCGCGGTTTGGCCATAAGCGCCTAATCGAGTAGTGCGGCTAACCGTGCCTATCCAATGGCCAACAGCATTGCCACTGGCATCAATGGCCAATTCATTTTCGAAATATAGTTCTTTATAAGCGTTAATGCGGTGCGACGCATTCGCTAAAACTTCATCGTAATTAGTTGAGCCGCTGCCCCAAACTTCCCAAAAGCGCATATCAATTGCGCTTGCAGTTTTACCAAAGACAATTTTTCTGAAGTCTTCAGGATTGAGGGTTTTGTTTAGGCGGTTGACGTTAACAGCGGGTTTTGATTTTTTACTGCCAACGATTAATCCGACAATGCCAAAAACAAGTTTAGACGCGACGCGAAAAACAGCGGTTACAACACTTTTAACTGCTTTGATTAAAAATGACATGATGCGCGCTGCCTAGTTCAATAGTTGGCCAGCTAATTAAACCATGCTCGCCAACAAAAAAAGAAATATCACCGTAACAAACACCGAGTACCGGCCCGAAAACGTCAATGCTACTTGGCACAGACAAGCCCGCTTTGCCAGCGTCAACCGCGACTATATCGCCTTTTCTTGCGAACGCTATAGGCTTGCGCTCGCCTAAATAATTATCTATTAATTCAATTGGCTGTTTTACATTACCAACCTTTTGTAAAATTTTAAGCGCGCCTTTTGCTGAATTATAATTACCCGCGTAAGGCCCGCTGTAATCAATATCTATTACCGCTTTAATACCCTCCATTGCCCATAAGGTGCAATCAAAAGTACCAAATTCGAAAGGTGTGTTTTGGCGTTCGCGAATAAGATTAGATAGGCGATTTTGCCAATCATCGTGACGGTTCATTATTGAAAATCCATATACTCTCGAGCCATCTGCATGGCCTTGCTATCGGAACCGTAAGTAACACCGCCGCTAAGTGATGATGGCGCACTATTCGAACCTCCTATTGCCGCTGTCATATTGGCAAGAGAATAAACGTAATTCTGGCTAACATCACTTGGCGAAATATCGTTCTGCTCTGTATAGCGAGTTAACGAAGGCTGTTGCCCGTATGATTGCTGCCCTTCAATTCGGCATTTAACCATTCCGCTAGAACCGTTTTCGCTATATGGCATCTGGTCAATGCGGCCAGTTTTAACCCTGAAGGGTTTACCCACAATAGCATAGGTGTTCGGATCGAGTACGGCAAACCAGACTATCGCGCGACGAAACTGCCATCTATTCCGAACATAAACAAGCTGCCTCAATTCTGGCATGGTTAAATCAACACCGGGAAGCGTTAGCTCTAAAACATCGCTGCCCCCTACTTTATCAGCAATCTGGCCAACTTGAATAGCTGTTCCTGTGCCTGTAAAAGTCATGCCGTCTAAGCCGGGATCGCCGGTTTCGGTAGCGCCAAATACTAGGTCGCCTAAACCTGTCCAAGCAAATGTGGCATCGCCCAAAATATCTAAATAGAATATAACCGCTAAAGGTAAATCGGTTTGTTGAAATGCCGCTGCCGTTGCGGTGTCTAATGGGCGCGTCATAGCTCTATAGCTTCCATGGCTTTGAATTTGACATTTTGCCTAGCCGGTGGCGATATTCCCCAACTAGCAACGTCATCGTTTGTTGCCTGCATTAGAATAGTTGGATTTTGAAAAATTATTGCTTGCCCGCTGGCGATTGGCTTTCGCAAAGCTGGCTTAAACGGAATGGTGGCCTGTCCCGACGCGTTAGACGCAACCGAAGCTGTAACCAACTTCAATTCATCATTTATGCTTATGTAATCCCCTTCGCTAACAATAGGAATGCTAGCGGTCAATCCTGTTACGGGAATACTTGAAACTCTAGCCGCCGCTGCCCCGTTCGCCGTGCCATTGCCTGCAAAAGTTGTGCTAGGATGAGTATATGCCGGAACTGGCAAACGAAAGGTATTTTTTTGTCCTTCTAATTGGACAAGAAACGAACGAATTAAAGAAGCTTGCGTACTGTCATATTCAACTAATGTAGCCTCTAATTCCCAAATAGCATAGGGATAGCTAATGACTTGTCGCGCTCCACTATAGCGACTTCTAATTACATTGCTTGCACGTTGTAATGCAAATCGGGAAACGCTGCTAAAGCCAAACTTGGCCGGAACTGAAATTATGGCCATTAACCGGCGCTCCCGATACGTTGACGGTTCGACATGGAAACTATGTCATTCACCGCCGCTTGTCGAGCTAGCTGGACCGTTGCCGCCGTGTGATCGTCCAAGACTGCCTGTATGCGGTCCACGGTGCCCGCATCTGCCCCCGGAGCGTTGATATGATAGACAGGGGCGATAGTCATGCCCCCGCCGCTACCGGCCCCCTGTGCGCCCCCTGCGCCGCCATAGTAATTATCATTGGACGAGATTTGGCCGGGAGATTGGCCAACAGTTGACGGGTTATATAAGCCGCCCGGTCCCGGCAATGTGCTATAGGGCGATTTCATGCTTGAACTAAGAACGTCTTTATTAGCTTGGCTAGTATCATCTGCCATTGCAGCCGATGCGCCACCGCCACCTCCACCGCCAAACAGTTTAACACCAACAGCAAGCAAAGCCGCGCCGACTAAACCAGCAACAATAAAGTTGAATGGCGGCGGAATTGCTGCAAAAGCATGTGCAATAGCTTCAATGCCGTGTGCAGTTGATCTAGCCGTACTATTGGCAATACTGGTGCCGGTATGCACAGTATCTAATGCAATTGCTTGTGCAGTTGTTGCCATGTGAATTGCCATTGAAACAAGCTGATAAATGCGGTAAGCTTTTTCAACAGCTTCTAAGACTTTATAGCCCTTCGAATTTTTATCAAACATATCCTTAGCGCTAGTGATAATGTTGCCGTAATACTTAGATTGAGCCGCCGCCATATCTGCCGAAGCCGCTCGCCTATCGTGGGCAAGTCGTACTTCATCACCGGCATTGTCGCGCTCGCTTTGGGCAAGTCGATCATTAATATCTAATTTAGTAGTCGCATAATCAGCGGCGGCATTTGCCATTTCAGCAAAACCGTTACCCGCTGTTCCAAACAACGTTTGGAAATCTCGCGTCATATCTTGAATGGTGCCTTGAACGCGCTGCATATTCTCCAAAGGCTCGCTTGTATTAAAAGCGTCTTGTTCTTTGTGTTGCTTAAGATTTTCACCCGCAACATCGCGATTAACAGTTGCGTCAATATATGCTTTGCCAGCCGGACTATCTTCGGCAACATTGTTATCGGCTAAAGTTCTGCGAGCCTTTAATAAATCTAATTCAATCTGCAATTGCAAATTGTTTTGGCCTCTCATTTTTAATTGTAACTGCAAAGCTTCTGTTTCTTCATTAAGCTTATCGGTCATTCCTTCAATATTAAGCTGGCCGTTCGCCGCCTGTAAATCTTTAGTTGACTTTGTAACCAAAGCAATAGCGGCAGCTAACTTTGTATGTGCAGCACCAGTTAAACCAGCTAAAACTTGCTGCATCGGCAACAAAGTATTTTGTAAAGCTATTTCCTTATTAGCCGCCGAATAGGCCAAGCTACCATTGCCCACACTATCGGCAACGTCTTGGGCAATTTTGGCTCGCGATTGATCCGCCCCGGCAGTCTTCAGCACCGAACCAGTATAGACCGCTACGGCTAAGGCAAGCTGGCGCTCTTGCTCTAATTCGGCTTGAATAGCAGAATATTTCTTGCCCGCTATTTCGGTTGCCGCCGCCTTTGCAGCGGTAGCTTGTAATTCAGCAAATCGCCCGTTGTCGTACGCCTCGTTAAGCTGATTTTGGCCATCAATTTCTGCTCTTAATTTTTCTAAATGAGCGGCTACAGCGTCGGTATGCTCGCGCTTGGCGCGGCCCGCGTGCGAAGTAGCCAAAGCGCCAGCATCCGCCGCCCGCATACGCGCGTTTTCATTAGTTACCGCATCTGCGCCAACTTTAAGTAATTCGCGTTCGGTTACTAATTCAGCTTTTCTAGCTTTATCTTTTGTTCCATTGATTTGAATAGTTAGCTGCGCGATTTCGTGATTGCGTTGCTCTTGACTAATATAATTGCCGCTGGCATCAGTAACGCGCCCGATAGCATCCGTAACCGCATTGTAAGCAGAACGCATCCGGTTAAGAGTTTCGGGAGTATCGCCAGCACCGGAAGTAATACCTGCTCTTAAAATCTTTTGCTGTTCCTGCAAATGTCCAAGTGCCCCGCTATCGGGAGTTAAGGAAGTAGCAACGGCGCTACCCGCCGCACTAGCTGTATCCCTAATAGCTTTTTTACGAGCGTCTTCGGCTCTTTGAATTTCAATAGTGGTGTCGTGAATTTGCCTAAGGATGCCTTTATAATGCTCATTGATAGCCGGTTCGCCAGTAAACCAGCCGGAAATTGTTGCACCTAGAGTACCACCAGTATTGCCATTTGCTTCAATTTTAGCTTTTTCGCGACCAAGTGCCCCCAATCGTTCTTTTGGCGCCATGCCGTCATAACCAGCCGCCGCTTTGCCCATTGCACTCCAAGCATTAGTTGCCCAAATATAAACATTATGCCAAGAACTAGCTAGACTTTCGGTGTCTTTGCTAGACTGAATTAAAGCCGGTCCTAAGGCACCAAGCAAAGTTCTTTGCGCGCCAAGACGATCATTCATATTGATTAAATGCTGGATATTTTCAATTTGGCTAGCATTCAAAAATCCAAGTTTACCGTTTAATTCTTCAGCGCCTTTAACCGGGTCGGCAAAAGCAGCACCTAGCTCTTTAGTAGCTTGCGCCGCTGTTTGTCCGGTAGCTTCTGCGTATTTATCGGTTACGCCAATAAGCCCGGTTAAAATTTCTGTGCCAATCGAACCCATTTGCGCATAAGCTTGCGCTTGATCCATAGAAGCTTGGACAGTAATTTCGCCGCTCTGCGCCGCCTTACGTGCCGCCGCAATCAAGCTATCGCCAGTTATGCCAGCGGTACGGCCCATGCCTTCGCTAATAGCAGTCATGTTTTTGACGCGCTCGGCATATTCCATACCAGCTAAATTGAACGCACCAAAAGCAGCAACGGCGGTTAAAATACCAGCGGCTATTGCAAGGCCGGTAGGACCAATTATAGAATATACTGTTGAAAAAGCGGTACGGGTTTCGCCTAAATTTTCGGTTAGGCTTTTTAAGCCTTCGCCCAAACTTTCGGTAACGTCTTTCCCGCGAGCAAGAGATTTGGCAACATCGGAAGCGGCATTACCTAAAACTTCGACTTTAGCGCCCGCTTCGGTTCCAGCTTCGCCAGTTTTCTTAACGCTATCTTCAGTTCTTTTACCGGCTTCGGTTAGCCGGTCCAAGCTTTCTTTTGCGGCGTCAACCTTAGTTGCGTCAATTTCAATTCCAAGAGTGGCAATATCAGTCACTAGAAGCTTCCTTTATTGCCTTGCTCTTTGCGTTCAAGAAAAGAACGTCAAGCTTCAATATCGCATCTAGCTCCCATGCGTCAAGCGCTTGTTTAGTTAACCGCGCCCAAGCTTGAATTTCCGAATATGCCAAAGGGGACGGCCCGAAACCATTATTGCCGCGCGCTCTGCTCAATTCCATAAAGTAATTCCAGAGATAAACTAAATACTCTGGCAATTCAGGAGCATTGAGCAATTCTTCCGGCGTCTCGCCTAACTGGCGTTCTGCCGAAATTAAATGCTGGCGCTTAGTTGAGCCGTCCTCTTGTATGGCGTCCAAGTCAAAATTAGACTTGGCATATTCCAACAAATCAATTACAGCTTTACGGTAAAATTTTCCAAGTCTGCCACAAAACTGTCAACTTGACGGCGAACCCACAATTGCTCAGTATAAACCCGAAGCGCATTGTTAGCGGTAAAAGGCAACGTTTCGCCCTTGAGCGTCAATGTGGGCTTATCGCCAGTACGCCAGCCGGTTGAACAAACTACCAGCAATTCAATTGCCTTGTCTTCGATTTCTTCGGCAGTAACAACATTAGCGTCAACACCTTTGCGAGCCGCCGCCGCTTCCCGACGAATGCGCGAATTGGTATTCTGGCGCAAATAGTCGCGATAGGTTTCGCTATCTTTGCCCAAGAGCGTAATAAAAACGTCTAATGGCTCTTTGGTGACGGGATTAATAAGCTGAAGTTCTGCGCCAGCTTCCGAAGCCGCCACCGTGTCGAAGTCGGCAAGGTCAAGCGCAGTTGCGGTGTCTTCGTTCTTCATTTTCCGGTTCCTTAGGTTGTAACCGGGCGGCTATTACACCGCCCGGTCATTGGCTTAGACGAATGCGCTATCTTGGATCGAAATCGTTGTCTGAAGGTTAGGCTGGCCAGCGCCGCTAGTCGAGACATTTTCGAGTGCGGTGTATGGCATGGTAAGGGTAAGCCCCGCCGTGCCATCATCCTTAGTTGCGCCACTAAATTTGATCCGCGACATAACAAAGGAAGTAAACGGCGCCCCCGGTGTATTGTTTGCGGTAAGAACACAAACAAGGCTGCTTTCGGTTTCATTAAGAAACAAATCACGCATAACGCCGTCTTTGAAAAGCACCGTCATATTGCCGGTAACATCGACCATACCGGGAAAAATATCGGGATTGGTGTTCTGGCCAACAACGCCATTAGGCGATGTGTAGTTGCCGTTAACAATAACAGTTAGGCCGGTTACAACACCAGCCGCCGCGCCATTGATTAGCAACACTCCGTTAACAGATGCGAGAATGCCTCCGTTTGGCGAAGCCGCCGGAGTGGTGAAATATTCAACCGTGTTGGCTTGCATATCTAAACCCATAACCGGGAAGTCAATAGTTGACATACCGCTAGGGGGCAAGGTCGCAGTAAAGCCGGTAAACACGCAATCGTTGTATTCTTCGGAAATGCCAATATCGGCAAACCAATGATTGATTGTGTAATAATCGCGAGTTTGCGCCGTCGAAGGAACCCAAGCTTTCTTGCCAACGGTAACAAGGGTAACAGCATCGCCAGCCGCCTTTGCGACAACCGGAGTGCCATCAACTGCCAAAACCGTCATCACCAATGCGGTAAGCGTGATAATAACAAAATTATGAGCATTGTTATTAACGCCCGTAGTCGTCCAACCGCTAAAGTTGACAACATCGCCAACCTTAAAGCCATCGGTTAACCATGAACCCGCGCCGCGCGTAAAGGTGCCGAAGTTGCCGGTTGTAACCGCCGCCGCAACGGTGGAAACTGCGCCCGAAGTAATTTGCGCTTGCGCTCCCTGCCGTAAAACGCTTTCGATTGGCAACTGATAGCCGCCTACGGAAAGCTCACCGGAAATGGTGCCGGCTACCGAACGAACACCGTGCCGCATATCGCGCCGCTGCTGGCTTTCAAGAATTTCTGCCGATGAATAGGTAGCCTTGGCCAAGTCAAGAGTTGACTTGGTGCGGCGCATATAACGAGCCGTGCCGCCAGCGCCAGCCGCCGCCTTAGTCCCTAAAGCAATCTGCTTTTTCAGGGAGATTTTCTTGAAAACGCCTGTTGCAATGCCAACCATTTTACCTATCCTTCTATATTAGCAAAGAAACGAATACGAACAATTACAACATAACGCCCGTCTTCAACTTTACCGGCGCTTATTTCCGGCGTCTTTTCGATTATCGCCGTAACGCCATCGGCTACCAAAGACAAGCCCCGATGAAAGCCCGCCCGCAACAATTCTGCTCTAGCAAAAGCTGCGCCGCGTCCGGTGTCTATAGGGTAAAGCAAAGAGATTTGCAGAAAGCCTCTTTGACGGTAAAAGTTATCGCCTTGTGTTGGATTTTCTGGCTCTGCAAATAAAACCGTGGCAACTTGAAAAGGCCCGTCTGTTCCAACAAACTTCAAATTTTCCCAAGCAATAGGCAAATCATTATAACTTGCTTTTAGCTTAGTTTCTAAAGCCTTTGCAATTTTAACAACACTCATCGCAAAGCCTCTGCTGCTTCTTTAACTATCGGTTCAAATTCAGCTACGGTTAAATGTACCATGCCATTAGGCGCTTGGCGATAGCTCCAACCGTCTTCTAATCTAATAGCATAGGGAAGCGAATTAGTAATATAATGAACTTTACCCGCTGCTTTCTCGTCTATCTTGCCCACAATACCGCTAATTGTTGCCGAACCCGAAGGATCAATAGTTTCGCTTGTGCTGGCATCCGGTTCGCCTTCCGCATATTGCCAGTTACCGCGAAACCGCCCGCCAACGTAACCTTTAGGTGCGAGATGCGTCCAATACTTAGCGTCACCAACTGGCGACTTCATAACTAAAGCCGTGCCAACATCAATAACAATCTTTCGAACAACCGCGTCCGCAACCTTATTTGTCTTGTCGGCAAAAGCCTTAAGGTCAAGCGCAAAGCTCACTTGCCAACCCAAACCGTATATAGACAAGGCAAATCACCGCTATAAATAGTAGCAATTTGCTTAGCCGTATAAGTTGATCCGTCAATATCATATTCGTCTAAGGTTTCTTGTGAAACAGATAATGCTAAAGCTGAAATAGTTAGCTTTTTACTCGCACCTTCGACAAGCTGCGAAAGTTGCATTCCGGCGGTATCTTCGACAAGCGCACGAATTTGTACCGTAGCCGTTTCGTCTTTAACCGAAGTGCCGGTAGCAGGGTCATATTCTTGGTTAGATATGCGACGAAAACCAATCGACTTGCCAAACTCGGCAATCAATTCTAAGCCAATTGGACCTAGTTCGGCGTCTAATTCAGTCATGCTCTATTTAACCTTACCATGCCACCGCTAGAGCTAATGCCGCCAATAAAGATAGCTAGTTTTGCAGTTGCTCCAATAAAGCGATTTGCTTGTGGCGAGGCGCTATCGTATTCGACTTCTAAAGGTCCAACCTTAACGCGTTTTTTAGCTTGCTTTTGTGTTGGCGAAAGAGGTGTCGATTTGGCGATCAAAGCCAATTCAGCAACAGCGTCTTTTAATTCTGTCGGGATTGTGTGGGCATCTAGATAATCATAAGTACCGTAAAAGCCTTGTCCGGCTCCATAACCCGGCATCCCGCCAACAAAATAACCATTGCCAGCAAAACCAGCGGAAACGCGATTATTTCCTAAATGAATACCCCTGCGCGGAAAATCTAAGGCTTGGGTTAACTTGGTGCGATAACCCTGCCAAGCTGCGCCAAATGTGCCATTGATATAATCCATTGCCTTACGGATTAATTGCTGCTCTTTGGTGTTGTCGTTTATTGCAGCCCATTCGTCGTTGCCTCTATCCGCGTGGTAATCGCGAACATAAGCAGCATCGACATAGCTATTAGAATTGCTAAGGCCGGTTCCGTCTTCGACAATAAACGCCATTTCTAACAATTCCTAAAAATAAAGGCGGCTTCCTATTACAGAAAGCCGCCTCTATATTTGACCGACTTATTTCTTGGCAGGAATAATGGTCGTGGTGCCGTCGCCCTTGGCATCGCGGGTAGCCTGCGCCTTGGCTTCGCGCTTGGCGATCTCCTCTGGCGTCTCGCTAGCCGCGCCGTTGTTCGAGCTAGCGCCCGTATCCTGCGCTGCAATGGCTCGTCCGTTCGCGTTGCCGCTCGTGTCACCCCAACCGCTCTTGTCGCCTGCCTGCACCTTCTCCACGGCGCCCAAATCGACCAAGGGAGGCATATCGCCGGGAGGGACGATAAGCGGATTAGGGATGCCAATACCGGCATACTTGGTCATATCCGCAACAACATCGCCGGACATTGCATTGCGGAAACCGTCTTCGGAAGTCCGCATAACTTCGTTGCGCTCGTCTTCGGTTAAACCCGCCAAAGCATCGGTAAAGTTAACCGCGTGAGCAAGAGCCGCGCCGACACCACCGCCGCTAGAGGCTAGGCTATCGAGCATATTCTCGGCCTTGCGCTTTACGCGGTCGGTATGGCGTTCTGCTAAACTTAACATTGAACTATTCCTTTCCTTAGTCGTTGATTACGAAGCGGCCATTAAACCAGCGGCAATAAGCTTGGCCAACAGAGCGTTAAATTCTGTCTGCGTCGGCGCCGCTGCGCTATTGGCCTGAAAAGCCGCTTGCTTGACCGGCCCGCGCTTGGTAGCTGTTGCGGGCGACATGGCGGCTAAAGTCTTAGGACTGCCCTTCATTTCATTTTTCCTTTGGCTAAAACTTCAGTAATTAGGGGCGGCTATTGACCGCCCCTAACCAACTTAAGCCTTGGACTTAATGAACGCGAGCGGGACTTGCTTGCGCGAAACGGTAATGCGGTTCCAATGCGCCGCAAGGCGAAGGTCGGCAAGAGTTGGGGAAAACTCGGCAAGAGCCGCGCCGCTTTCGATCCACTCGAAACCAAAGGGGTGCAAAATCCAAGTCTTGCGCTCCCAAATGCTTTCCATGCCGCCGCCGTTACCGGCCATTGGCGTGCGGTAAACTTCAGCCGCAACCTTGGGGACGCCTTCGCCCATTGCGAAAGCCTGTCCTTCGACACCGCCGAAGCCAAAAGCACCGCCGCCAAAAAGAATTGACGTGAAGACGCGATTTGAACCGCTACCCGAAACCGGTAAGCTATCATCAACAATGACGGCGCGGCCCTTATAGGTACGCATGACAAGCTGACCTTCACTATCGCGGATAGTGTCGATTTCGTTATTCTTGGCCATGCGCGCTTCAATTGCGGAATGAACCCCAATTGCCGTGATATTCTCGACTTGGTCGCCCATAGTATAGGCGGCATCAATGAACGAAGCCGAACTGAAAAGCTCTGCGCCGCCGCTAAGGCCGGAAATATCAACCAGCATATCGCCAGCGTCGTTTGCGACGTTATCCGCCAAAATGCCCACACATTGCGCAATCAATCGCCGCTCCATCTGGCGCACCCAGTAGGTGCCGAAACGGTTTTTGACGTGCTGCAATGGCGACTGGCCAGCAAGCTCTTGAATAAGGTCCATTTCCCCGAAAGACTGGTTAAGCCATGCCTTGCGCGCGGTCATGGTGCCGGAATTGATTGCGTTCGGAACCGCCAAATCTGCCGGATCATCGTTCGAATAGTTCGGCTCAATCGTCGGATCAATGTCGTTCCAGAAAGGAACAATAACCGTCTTGCTACCAGCCGCCGCAATCTGATTGAGCAAATCAGAAGTCTTGACAATGCCAGCCGCGACAAAAGCCGAAGTTTCGGGGTTATTCAGCGCCGTATAGGAGCCGTAAACTTGGGGGATGAAAACATCAGATAAGCGGATCATTTGCTAGTTCCTTTTCATACCCCAAGTTCGGCCTTGGGGTTTACTGTTTAGGTGGCGCTTTATTCTCACCCGCTGCAACGCGGGAATTAAAGTCGGTTGGATTTGAATTATACAAAGCAACGCGCTCGGTATCGTTCATTTCGTAAATCTTTTTGGAACCGCTTGGCGGTGTGCCGGGGGGTAGAGTACCGCCGCCGCCATTGGCGGGAGCCGCTATAAACACTTTGCCTTGATCGCTTTGCGACCAATCTTTAACAAAGTCGCTTAGCGACTTATCGCCTACAACCGCTGTGCGGCTGTCGCCTTCCGCCTTCACTTCAACTTGCTTTTCGAGCAACGCGCGGGCGGCCGGCATGAACTGTGGCGCGACATTGGCACCGGTTAAGGCATCGGTCAAGCCGTTTTCGACAAGTAACTTGCGACTAAATCCGCTTTCGGTTTCCAAGGCAGTCTTGGCCGTGTCGCGCTCGGTCGTAAGTGCCTTGATCTGGCGCGTAGCTTCCCGGTTAGAAGTTTCGGCGGTGCGCAAATCACGCTGCGTATTTTCAAGTTCGGTTTCAAGCCGGGTAATTTCGGCGGTATCGACTTCGCCGCCGCTTGTACGAAGCTTTTTAATCTTGTCTAAAAGGTCGGCGTTCTTTTTAATTAGACCTGCCTTATTGGCTTCATGCTCGGTTTCGGCTTCCTCTAAAGCCGCGTCGATTAAACCTTGCACAATTGCCTTATCAGCGGGATCATTTGGATCATATGCCATTTGAAGTTCTTTCCCTTAGGGACACTAGCAGCTTAGCCGCATCCGGTTCATAGAGCGCAAATGCTTAAGTGGCGGCGTTGCGCTTGGCAAGCATTTCCTTTGCCCAAGCTGGCCTAATTCTATCGGCCTCGGCTTTCTGTGCCGCCGTTACACCCGGCGTCGGCAAATCAGCATAGTCAAACGCTTCCGGGTTATCCCTAATCATTTTATCAAATTTTCTATTGGCCATTACACATGCTTTCTTTTTGAGGCGATTAATCTAGGAGGCTCGCCCCTAGGAACGTTGTTATCTCTGAAACTCCATTCATCAACTAGCTTTATTATTTCGTCGAATGTTTCTTCATTCTGAATATTTCCAAGAATGATATCAGCGGAAACGTAGCGGCCAGTTGGACCCAAAAAGCGAGCAATGGCGCGGGCGGCGGCTTCCTGCCTCGGAAGGTGCATATAATGCGCCTCAACCTTATATCCGGCATCAATGAAGCTATGCACATTACTTAGTGCGCTTTCGCGGCTTTTCAAGGTGCCATCTAAAACAATATTTGCGCGGTGTTGCTTGGCTTCCTCAATTGCCATTCGAAGAATATCCGAACTTTCTTCGTGAACTTGGTTAGCATTGAAGCCTCTAAATTCTGGCAACATATGCTTAATAACATCGCTATCAAACAAGATAACTTTGTCTTTATCATAAACTTTGGCTTGCGGGAATTTCTGGCCGTCAAAAGCACTTTTACCGGAGCCGCCGCGCCCGCCTAAGATGGTAAATGTGGGCTTATCGGAATTTGTAATAGCGGCTTCTAACTTAGCTTTGCTAATCAAAGGAGGATAAAACTTGCTCTTGCTGGTTTTAGGATCAAACCCATTGACACCTTTATAAAGAATATCTTGGTGCAATTTCTCTCTTGCTGAAGTGTAAACACCGGCTTTCGAATATAAGGCAGAAGTAGGAGTTAGTTTGCTTATCTTAGCTTCGACTTCTAGAATTTTGGCCTTGGTATTTGAAGGAAACTTAGCTAAAATCGAAGCGGCTGTAGCGTTCGGATCATCAAACCGTTTCATAAAGTCTTCGGCGCTAAATCCTCCCGTCTTCGAACTAAAGCCGTACTTAGCCATCAATTCCGAAAGCGTTAGCGGGTTTCCTTCGCCGCTTACCAAGTCGCGCAATGTTATCTTGCCGCTACGCCATAGCTCGGCGCGTCCTGCACCCAACAATTCATCCTGAAAGGCAATGCTCTTACCCCTAAGGAAGCCTTCAAATGTGGTGTCGCCTGCGATCTGGCCGTCAACACTAGCTCTAGTCGAAACTGGCGGTTCTTTGACGCCAGCTAAGCCTAGCTCGGCAAATGTCTTTGTTATTGGAACTTCTGCGCTACGGCAATTCCAGTGGCGCGGCGCTCCTCCGTTATAAGGCAAATCATTTCCGTTAATTGGCTCATAATCCAAGTTCCAGCTAGCGCCGCTATAGCTAACGCAAATTATGGTAGTGTGACCATCTAAGGTTGAGACTTGTTTAATTCCCTTGATTATGTCGCTGTTAGCTTCAAAGGTTTTACGCCTAGCGTCATTGGCTACTGTCTGAATAGACGAATGAACTAAGGTTCTAGCGTCTCTAGTGGCAACGTCCAAAATGCCGGCTTCGCCGGAACTGCCCACAATTCGCCGGGTAATTTGTTCGTTCGTCTCGCCAGCGGTCAAGCCAAGACGCACATTACTAACGAACTGCTCAACTACATTTTCGGCTTGTCCGCGCCACCAATCGGCAGTTGGCGAACCCTCAATCATAACGTTGCTGTTAACTGAATTGGTATAAAATTTAGATGGCAAGCTAACCGCGTCAATTCCTAGAACCATCTCTAGGCTTGACGCGGTGGCATGTTGTACCGTTGCTGAAATGCTGGAAAAGTCGGATAGCTCGGCAATATCGGTGTAATGCTGGCGGATAATCTCGCTGGCGTTCTTTAGGAACTTCTCGACTTCGCTACGCCTAAGCCCGCTCAATTCACCGGCTTCTAATTCGGCGCTAAGTTCCTGCGCCATGGCGGCAATCATCTTGACAACGTTTCGCGCCTCGCCTGCCTTAAGGCGCTCTACGTCCAAGGCGTTCGTAATGACCTCGTGAAATAGCTTGTCATCAACCGATTGCGTCACTGGCCAGCCTTAGCGCTTGTATGCTGCCCCGTATGGCCCAACGTCGCGCGCCCCGTTGTCAATGTGGCCTCTAGCACCCTTCGCGGGCGCATTCCACCCCGCCGCCTTCAGGATCGAGCCCGTAGCCAAATCGACAAAGCAGAAAACCGAGTGTTGCTCATCTTCCTTAATAATTCTGGCGTATTTGCCGCCGCGCGTAAACGTCATGCTGCCGGCATCACCATAGCCATGTTTGCAATTGTATTCGCGGCGCATTGCCAAAACGTCATCACAAAATTTCTGAAGCTGTGCGTCGGTAATCATTGTGAAAATCTCCCTTGTGAAAATTACTTAACGCCTTCGCAAGCGTTCCAACCTTTGACAAATTCGGCACGACAATACTCGTTAGTGGAGCGCATACCGAAATGTGGGCCGAAGCTATCACGCGGCATTCCAAACGAAG